ACCGTTGTAGACTGTGCGCTGGACGACCCAGTGATAGTGTCAGAAGTCGTAAATGTGCCACTTACGCTGGTCATTGTTAACGTAAATGTACTAACAGTCAGGCTTGCTGGTCTGTAAAAATAATGTAATTCAACGGCGTATCCGCTATCCGGTGTAGGCGATATTATAAAATTATCAACATCAAACTGCCCGTAATAACGTGGTGAACCCGTAGTGGCAGGATTGGGATTAAACGATTGCAAAAAATCCGCGTCCTTAAAATCCAAGAAAACTTGATTGCTGCTAGAGTCGGTATAAGCCAACGAAAACGGGGCTAAAAAATCAGATGGACACGTTAAGAATTTATTAGAAGAGGTCATTGTTCCGCTGGCATTGCGTTGAAACAAACTTAACTGCACATTTTTTAAAACACGTTCTTCTGTGTTGCGAATAAACACAGGCAAATTATTAACAAACGTAGTTTCGTTGTTTTCAGTATAGTCTTTTATAGCCTGTTTTAAAGTTGTATATGTGTAGCTCATGTTGTCACCGTGACCTCTCCTACAGACCCTTCAGCCTTTAGTCTATTGCCTGTAAACCCTAAAGCATCACCGCGATAGCCTACAGGGTTAAAACCATGCTGTATGCTTCTTTGCTCTGTTAAATTAAATTCAGGTCTAGGATTTCTTAAAGCCTGCGGATCAGGTCTTACCCTAAGAGGTTCTAGCTGAGGTTGTTTTATTTCAAATTCATCTTTGCCAACTAATAGCCCGTTCCATTCTTTGCGCATATCACGCAAACGGTATCTAAACCCTGATCGGTCAGATATACCATACGCATTTCTATCTGAAGCGTACTTAGACATATCTGTAGTTCCTTAAATCTGGCGCAACCCTAAATGAAGCTCTGTCCCTATCTTCATCCATAGCCCTGTTAATTTCTTCATCATATATCGGTTTAAGTATTTGCAACCTTTCTGGCGCTCTTTTCATAGCAATGTAATACGCCAATCCCGCAGCTAGGCAGGGATAAAACCGAAATGGCATGTCAACCGTGTTTATGTAAGTGTCAGCATCATCCATGCGTGTTAAAGCATCATAGACGATTACATCTGTGCTATTATCAGGCAGGGGCCACAGTTTTAAATTGGGCGTTATTTGCCTATCTAAAAAAAACTGTGTTGGTCGGCCTGTAGTTGTTTTTGTTGGAATGCTTAGATATTCATCTCTGCTAATTCTGCTTAACGAATAATCTGTGCCGTCCCTGCGAACCACTAATGACAATATATCAATTACATCAGTGTCAAGGCTTGTTTCACCATCACCACTTGTCACAGTGAAATTTCTTTGATTAATTGTCCATTGATTAAGACCGCGATTCGCCCAATCCGCAAACAAAAGATTTAACGATCTTTTAGCTGTTTTCAGGTCATATCCAGTTCGGGCTTCTAAGCCGCAACGCTCAAAAGCCTCTTCGATGTATTCAGCAACATCTAATTCAAAATCTGTTGAGCCTGATACTGCCATGTCATTCCTCGTTATAAAGGTTATCGAAAACCCTGTTAACATCTAAGGTGTAGTCTAAATCAGATTTAGAATAATGTATATGCTGTGATGGTTTGAAGTCAGGCGCTCCCTCACCAGTTACAAACCACGCTGGATGTGTAACACGAACGCGGTTATTTGGCAAAGCTACTATATTGCCTGTCCATTCACCTGCATCTAGCAACTGCAAAACGTGGCTTTGTTTGTGTTGTGCGGGATCATCTGCAATCTCGCTGTTAGTGTAATCAACCGTAAATAAATACTTGGCTGGGTGCATTTCACCATCTATTTTTGCCATCCAAGGGCAAGGCGTTGCACGATCCATGACAAATACAGAGTGATGATGGGATGCACAGTCCCAAGGCTGTGCGTCATATGTCTGCATTGGTTCGGGCCATTCTTCCAACGGTATGTCGCCTACAAGTGCAGTTATAGGCATTCTTGCCCACATAGCACCGCCATGAACTGTGTCTTCCTCTGCATCTTCAGCTTCGTTTCCAGTAAATATAACTTGGAAACTCAAACATCTGTTTGGGATTGTTGTTACACCTATGACCATAGCATGAAGAAATTCGCCGTGATAATCCTCATGGTTGTGAGTATATTCACGGCGAACCCATGCCTTAAAGTAAGGTATATTGCTGTATAGATATGACATTATTTTTTTACTAACTTCATACCTTTTGCTGCCGCTGCTTTTTTGAGTTGTGCAAGAGTCATTACTCCACCCGCTGCACCACCCTTTTTCATCATACGGGGCTTTTTCATACCACCAGCAGCGCCACCTTTCATCATACGGCGGGGCTTTTTCATGCCGCCAGCGGCACCGCCCTTCATCATTTTCTTTACTTTACCGCCGTTACGATAACCTTTTTTCTTCATCGCCATGATATTCTCCTAAGTTAGTTTGGTGCGTTTTCTTCTGGAATTTTTACCGTTTGACATAACAACACCACACCCGTTTGCAACCATAGTGCCGGGGATGTTTTTACCTTTAAATGGGCGTTTTGCTTTTGTTTCTGCGACTGCACCCCCATTTTTTAAAGTGCGAACCGTGGCTTTTTTAGTATTAGCAACTACAGTTTGGCCTTTCTTGCCAGCCGCCTTTTTCTTTTTAGCTGTTTCTGACCGTTCTTTTTTACTAAGGCTTTGAGCTTTACTACGGGGCAAACATCTATCAGGGTTTTTCTTGTTTTTAGATGTGCCGCACTTGCCTTTGATAGAACCGTCAGTGCCGATTCTAACCCAATCTTGATTAACCCAATCCTTCAGCGCACCCATTATGCTTTCTTCTTTTTCTTTTTGCCCTTCGCGCCTTTTGCGTAATTAGGGTCTTTGCAGTATTTAGATGCAGCCATGTTCGCATAAGCAGATGGATACGTGTCAAAAGTTCTTTGCGCCCAAGCCTTACCAGCAGGACAAATTTTGCTGCCCTTAGACTTAGCTGACGCTTTACCACCTTTTTTAAGATAGACAACGCCTGTAGATTTTTTACTTGGTGGCTTTGACACTTGCTGTTTCATTTGACTTCGGGACATAGCCATAATCACGCTCCATGTACTTTTTTATGTAAGATATTTCTGCTGCTATAACCTCTGTTTTTTTATCTACAGAAATTAAAGTTTTAGTTGTCCAACTTGCCCAGCTATAAGTAACCGCGCCAACCCCACCAATAAAGGCAGTAGCCACAATAACTATGAACTGCTTACCTAACATTTCCAACGCTTCCTTGCTTGACGAAGTCTGCTGTTTGGATTTTTTGCAGCCTTCGGAAACTTTTTCATTTGCCCAGCAGAACGAGCGCAGAAAGACTTGCGCCGCTTGGCATCTTTGCTGCCTTTTTTAACTTTACCAGTAACCGCTGTTTTTAATTTAGAGCCGGGATTTTTACGTCTGTAAGCTGCAACACCAGCTTTAGTCATTCCCGCCCCAGACTTAGTGGAGCGGAAATTCTTTTTATTGCGCTTCGGCATTTTATCCGAACGTTTAGCCATACTCTTTCCGCATCGACATAATGATAGTATATGTATCTGCGCTAGTGTGACCTACAGTTGTGAACAAAACGTCCCCATCTTTTCCACTACCAGCATTGTTAGTTAACCCACCAAAAGCTGTATAGTCGTGATGACCACTTTGGTTTTCGCCAAGCTCAATACAAAACACATTAGTAGAGGCATTGAAAAGTATTTGTACCTTCATTCCAATGCACTGCCACCATATTTTTTCTATGGTGACACCTGTGCAGGCATCACCACGGGCATTTGCAGCCAATGCACTAACGTCTACTTTCACTACAGCAGACTCGCCTGACCCATCAGAGACATTGGTAAACTTCTGAACGACCATTTTCTGACCGTCCTGAATGGTTTGAGTAGCTACAGCATCAGCCATTACGCTCTCCTATTACGCTATTTGAACGTATTCAATAATGAACGTGAACGAACCAGCCGTTGTTGCGTCTACTGTGTTGGTGATGTTGCAGAAAATAGTTCTTGCTGTATCTGTATATTGAACAGAAGCTGGGGCTGTTGTGCCATCTTGCGTCTGAAGAACTAAGCTAGTCACAGTTACGTTGTGTGCAACAACTGTTGTACCGCCATCTAAGATTTCATCAGTTTGAGCCGCAACGATTTGTGCGCCAGAGCTAGATGTGCCAACTTCATAACCAATATCACCTGTTCCAATGACGGGAGCAACATCACAGAAAATCTTAATGTCAGTGATTATTGTGTTTGCAGGTTGCGTAAACTCACCAATCGAAGGGCTATCCCCTGCGGTGGTATTTACTGTAACGCCAGTGGCAAAGCCAACGTGCTTTACATATTTGTTTGTAACAATACCAGTAGACGCGGTGCTTGCCACAGTGGTTTCTGTACCTGTTGTGGAATCTGTAGAAATTATTTGGAAACCGTTTTCAGACCGTACTGGTCCTGAAAATGTAGAATTACCCATGATTATCTCCTGTCTTGGGTTAAGTCAGACGCCCATTGCGCCTGTCAGGGATAACCAAATAATACACAACAATTAAAAAAAAGAAAGGGGGCAGTTAAACCGCCCCCAATCAAAACCAAACATTTGTTCGGGTTACGCTCCGGGTGAACCGAATACGCAACGTGGGTCCGAGAAACCAAATGAATAACGCTCACGCGCCTTAAAGCGCATGTTGCCTGTATCAAAGTCTGCTTCCATGTTTGTTTGCATGGGAGAACGCTCAAAGTGCTTGAAGCCATTTGGCGCGTCAGTCTTCAGGAAGAACGCATCAGTATCGGTCAAGAAGTGGTTAACAGTGTAACCCTCTGGAACCATACCCATGTTCTTTGTCGCGTTAATGTCATTGTCAGATGTGCCGGGACGCAAGGTCGATTCCAACAGACGATCTGCAATAAACTGAAGCTGCGGTGGAATAATCAGCTTAGTGCCACGAAGGGCAATAATCATATTCCGCTCATCAACAAACGCTGAAATGTCGATAAGGGCATTTTCCAGCGAAGTTTCATTGAGGTCAGCAGCAGTGGACGGTTCGTTACGGAAAGTTCCGCCCTGTGCAAGTGGGTGTGCTGTCGAACAAAGTTCTACACCATCACCACCTGTAAATGACGAATTAAAAGCGTTGTTAAGAACCGCAGCGGCTTTAACTTGCTTTGAATGCGCCATAGAACGGGCAAGGGCTTTTGTGTAACGAGCGCCAAGACGATCATACAGATTGTCTTCAATCGCTTCTTCAGTCAGAGCGAATGCCAGCGCAACCGTTTCATGGGTGTAACGAGCGGTGTACGCTTCGTTAGCATCATCAAACGATACTCCTGCACCTTCGGTTTTTGTGGGAGCATTCCCAAAACCTGACAGCATAACTTCTTCTTCGAACGCACGATCTGACGTTTCAGTATCAAAGATTTCAGCATGCTCATCATCGTAACGGTTGTATTCCATTCCGAAAAGTGCATTCAGCCCCGGTTCTAGCTCTTTAGCTAATTGTGAACGAGAAATTGCCATTATTTAGCTCCTTACGCTAACCCAGCGCCTTTAACGCCGAATATATGGTTTTGAATGACGCAATACACGTTGGTATTAGCAGAGCTTACATCGCTATTTTCTGGGTCTTCAGAAATATCGATCACTTTTAGAGACAGCGTAGTTGCTGTGCCACCGTCAGTGACTTTTAATTCAGAACCAGACACACCACTTTTGGTGCTACCAGCAGATGTATAAACAACATCAAAGTTGCCTAGCAAGTCAGCTATTGGGAATGCCGCATCGCATTGGATTTCAAAAACAACCATAGGGTCATCAATGATAAACGCAATAATGTCAGAGGCATTTGTGCTTGCAGGATAAAAGTTGCTAAATACTTGCTCACCCGTAGTTGGGTCAGTGTATTTACAACCATTAAATACGCCAACAATAGGTACTGTTCCGCCATCGGCGTGTATTTCTACACCGCCACCTGTGACTTGGGCTACCATGTCACCTTGGAAGATTGAAGTACCATAATTTGCGGCGATACGATAACGGTTTTGTCCACCAGTGAACGGGGTTCCCCCAATTCTCTTTACGGGACGAAGACCGAATGCAGCGTCTTGATTCGCCATCGTTAATCTCCTTATTTACCTCTTGAGCCAAAGCTCACAGAGGATTTACGTTGTGGTGCCATTTTTGGCATAAGAGCGTTGTTTTCCCGCATCCAATCGCGGTCAACAGCGTCCATTTGATTTTGTGCCACAGTGTCAAAGTGGCGGTTCCGCTGCTCTACGAGTTCTTCAGGGATTCGGGCCAGAACCAAGCCGCCAACACCAATGGTGCCTGCGTTTCTTCCTTCGTCAACTACCGGGCCAACATAATCTGGGTACTCTTCAGCGCGAACAAGTTCCCATCCCTCTTGCCGTTTCTTATGAACGTTAGTCTTATCATCGTATTCCAAGACAGATTCACGAATCCATCTATGTTTAAAGCCAATAGGCGGCTCTGGTGCGTCCAAGGCTGAACCGGGTCGCCATTGCTGAATACGCTCTGCGTTTTCCCGTGATTCTGAATCACGCGCTGACCTAGTTGCCATGTTATTCTCTCCTGTTTTCAATTTTTAGAACTTCTTTTGCATAAAGCTCCAAAGGTATCCGCATCTTATTGGCAAATGCGACTTGCCCCGGCGTTAGTTCCACCGTATTTTTCCGCCCAGATTTTAATGACCGTCCATTACTAGACGCAGGTGTAACAACTTGGGCGTTTTTTTGTTTCACCTGAAACTTATGTGGCATTTCCTTGCGGATACGCTTGTCTATTTCAGAATAATATTCGTCGGTAGTAGGGTCGAACCCTTCCTCACCAACAATTTGATTGTGTATGGCGGTAGCCGCAGCTTTCATAACGTTGTCTTTTTCAAACCAATCGTTTTTAGAAAGCCACTTTTCTAACTTAGGGTCAGCCGCCTGACGTTGCGGTTGTTGCTGCTGATACTGCTGTTGTTGCTGTTGTTGCTGTTGTTGTTCAGCTTGAGCCTGCCTTTGCTGTTCGTCCCTTTGAGCTTTGGCTGTTTGCAGACGAATGCGTTCTTTTTCGATAGCAACTTGCGATAAAGCTGACTGCGCTTCAGCAACCTTTTCATAATCACCAGCTTCATGCGCTTCTGTCAAAGCGCGTTTGGCTTGCTGTTCCTGAGATACAACACGGCCCTCATACTCAGACCTATACCCTTGGTCTAACTGCTGAAGCCTAGCTTTCATTTGCTGGTTTTCTTGGTGAACTTGCTGTGCATACTGCACTGCGGCTTCAGCTTCTTCAGAAGCAGCCTTACGCTTGGCTGTTAGCTGATTAATGCGTTTCTGTACGCCTTCGCTGTAA